ACGCTCAAAAACAACGAGAGGCTACACCTGGAATGAACTGGGTTGGTACTCGTAGTGGACCTGAGTATGCTGACATCAAAGCACAGGAAGAAATAAACCGTCAAGCTGGTGTAAATCTTAGAAGGTTTGATGGTAAACTTAAATCAGGTGAGAAGTTAAGAAACATAGGTGGTGTTACTTACGTAGTCCCTGCTCCTTCTGCTGCACCTGTCGAGCCATCTACTCCTTACACTCCACAAAGTTTTAATCCACAGGTAGAAGGTGTGCAAGCTCTTTCTCCTTTTGGTATGTTCGGTACTGAGTTTACTCCACTAGAAGATAGGGTACAACCTGAAACAGTTAAAGATGTAGTCACAGAAGAACTAAAAAAAGTACGAGAAGAAGAAAGAACACGAGAAGAAAGTCCTTATGGTTATGGTTTGATGTCAGGTGCTGGGTTTAAGACTGAACCACAAAAAAGAACAGACTTACGAACTAGGGAAACTTCTACTACACCTAGCGACGCTACTGGTAATCCTTTTTTTTACATGGATCAGTTTGGTAAAGGCGCACCAGATGCTGCTGTCATAGCAGGATTAAATACTGGAGAGGATTCTCAAGACGATGCTACTAAATTTGGTTATACGACAGGCAAATCTCTTAAAGATAGAACAGGTCGTACTGCTGGTATGGATTTACTAGCAGGGTTGTTAGATATTAAAGGTAAGGCAGGACCAGAAACACCTGAACAACAAGCTAGGGCAGACGCAGCCGAAGAAGTTAAGAATGAACTACTTGAGAAACAATTCATAGCACAAGAATTAGTTGATGCTGGTATAATAGACCGCAGACAAGTAAGTAACCCTACTAGTATAAATAAAGTAAACGAGATATATGAGGCGAGAAAAGAAGATCCTTTAGCTAATAAACCTGAAGTAACCTTTGGTGATTTTGGTAACATAATAGAACCAGAGAAGCGTCAAGGTTTAGTTGCTGATCTTTATGAAGCAGCTAATATAACTGGACCTGTTACAGATGTAACTTCTGCATACCAGAAAAGTATGGTAGATGCTGATAAGAAACGAGCAGAAGAAAATAAAAGTGAAGGACTGTTTACTACCACTCAAGAGCAGGGAAGAAGAATCCAAAAAAAGAGAGCCGAGGAAAAAGAGTTAATGGCTTTAGGAGAGGCGTTTGGAATAGAAGATATGGATACTTTACCACAAGAACCACCAGCAATTGTAGAAAAAGCACCAGTAACCTTTGGTGATTTTGGTAACATAATAGAATCAACAAGGGCAAGAATTATTAATGAGCCTATCGTTGCAAAAGCAGTTGACACTATTGGTATGAATGCTGATGAATGGGAAGCATACAAGCAAGGCGTTGCAGACATTGAATCATCAGGAGGTAAGTATACCGTTACCAGTGGTAAGCATTGGGGCAAGTATCAAATGAATGATGATGCTAGGTCTGATGCTGCTGAGACAATGGGTATTGACAACCCGTCTAAACAAGAGTTCTTAGAGAACCCTGCTTTACAAGAACGAATGTTTGCTGAATACACAAGAAGAAACTACTTGCACTTAATGCAAAAGAGTCCTGAGTTTAGGGCAATGAGTGAAAAAGAAAAGTATAGTACTCTTGCTAGAGCACAGCTTGGTGCTGAAGCATTAAGAAAAACATTAGCAGGACTAACGCCAGATAAAATAGACGCTAACAAAACTACGTCCAGTAAGTTTAAAGACTCAGTAGAAAAAAGATTTAGAGATTTATCTAATGAAAGAGGAAACTTTGAAGGAACAGGTGAATTCTAAATGGAGCAGTTTATCATCAACTTCTGGGAGATCATATCAGGTCTCCTCATTGTAGTGTTCTTAGCTATTACTTGGAAGGCAGAGATTGGGGCACGCATCTCAGTGTTAGAAGAGAAAGTACGTGCCCTGTTTGATTTAATTAATAATAAGAAAGATTAAATCTCACACACCCCTGCTGTACAAGCCAGTTGTTGTGCTCCCTCTACGTTGTCATCTTCTTCCTTTAACGTATCCCACTCGATAGTCTCAGGCATCTTATGCAACAGTTCGAGATACTCTTCCTCACTGCACTCTTCGTATGGAGCTTGCTTATAGGTTCCACCATCATAGGGTAAGAAGCTAACACCACTGATGTCATCGAAGTTCTTCCAACACCATGCCCCTACCTCAACCCATTCGTCCTCCTCAACAGAGATAGTGACTGATGGTTTGTGTTCACACCAATGCTTCTGATACATCATCCATAAGTCTAAGTGTTGTACTGCTGTCAAGTCCTCACGCAGTAGTGCGTTTTGAGGTGCTTTCTTAGGAAAGCTAAAGACAGTAGTAGACTCAGGACGCATCACACAATCCTCCCCAGGAATACCCTGTTGAACCATAAACGTAGTGAGTGGATCCTTCTTGTCACCCCTAACCCTTCGTATATAGTACTTAGAGTGTCGAGGATGGATACCACTGGCACTATCAACAAGCTGGCTAACAGTGCCACTAGGCTTAACACAAGTGATGGCAGTAGAAGCAGGGATATTAATAGCAGTGGATAGCTGTAGGTTCGTAGCAACTGAAACGTCTTTGAGTCTTTCAAGTAATGTTTTAGTTTGCTCAACAGTATCTCCTAATAGTTTATTGTCAAGGATACCAGTCAGTGACACACCGAGTAGTCTTTCTTCCTCAGTGTTCTTTTGCCATATCTTACGAAGATACGGGAAGTGTGTCATCGTTGACTGTAATGTACCAAGTATCGTAGCTAGTTCAACCTTACGTTCAAGGTCATACATCGAGTCACCTTCTCTGACTACAACCTCAGATAGATTACAGAACTGATATGGTCTAAGGATAATCTCAGAGCATGGGTTAGTACCGAACTCCTGTTCTGAATCTCTTCTACCATTCTTATTAGCCTGATTGACAGCAGCTTCTCTGTTAAAGATACCACGCTCACCACTGTGACTGTGGTACAAGCTGGTCCACTCATCCATGAACTGACCTACGTCTGGCTTGGTAGCATAGACAGCAGAGTTGTTAGCTAACGCACGTTGAGGATTAGCTTCCCACCACTGACCTGTCTTAGCGTGACGCATCTTGTCATCCTCTAAGTCAGACAGTGAGATCATAGCTGAACGTCTAACACCACCTACTACTACAACCTCAGCTACCTTACACATGATGTCGTGGCACTCTAGTGTGTTGAGCTTACGCCCTGCTGCACCCTGAAACTTACGGATAACAAACTCAAAGAGTTCATTGAGTGGTGCTGGTCCACTGGCTCTACCACCAAAGGTCTTGAGTCTAGCACCTGCAGGTCTGATCTTTCTTAGATCCCACTTAGGTATCTCACCTGAGTACAACAGTGCGATGACTTGACGTAGTGCTTTAGCCCATCCTTCTTTACTATCAGACACAACAACAGTAGAGTCAGACTTAAACATCTTGTCAGGGATGTCAGGTAACTTGTTGACGTACTTGTGTTCAACACTAAAACCTACACCTGTGCCACACAGTAAGATATACATCGCCTCATCGAAACATTTAGGATCATCAACAGGCAGATAGCTACAGTTATAACCTGCCGTGTTGTCCCTCTCAAGGGCTTTACCGGCTGTCATGATTGACCGCATAGACGGTACTATCTCTAGGTTTTTAATGGCTTCACGAAGCTCTGAGTCTGTCTCCATAGGCAATGTGTACTCATGCTTAGTCTCCAGATGATTCTTCATGAAGTCCATGTATCGATCTACTGTCTCGAACCAATCTTCTCTGCGTCCGTCTGCCTCCACAAATCTACAGTACCTGCTCTTGGCTATGTACTGCTGGTAAAAATCCATCATTCTATTTCCTTTATAAGTTTATCGTAGTTGTCTTCAACTACATCTTCAAATCTATCTAGTATGTCAGACGAGGTAAGGTCTAATAACTCTAAGATATCTACCTCATCCAACACACTAAGTTTCTCTATGAGTTCAGCAAGCGTCAGTGTGGTCACGTTCGGTCTCCAAGTCCTCATTAGTCATAACGACCAACGCTGCATACCCACCTATATCATGCCATGAATCATTAAGATAGTAGTTACCGTTAAGTATCCTAGCCATCTTGTTAGCTATCATGTCTAAACTTTCACGAGCATAGTCAGGCATGATGTAGTAGTTAGTTGACTGTCGCATGACCTTCTTTATATCTTGACTAATCTGGCTAACATTTTTGTACTGACCATACTGTCCTTCTCTTGTTGATAAGGTCTCATTTATTTCCATGTGTATCTCCTATTGCTTCTAAGGCATGCTTTAAATAAAACTCAGCAGTAGAATGTCCTTGAGCTACTGCTTTACGATACCACTTTAGAGACTCGTCAACGTTCTTAGTGACTTGTTTACCTGCGTAGTAGACCATTCCTAAGAAGCATTGAGAATCAGCATCTCCTTGTTCCGCTAATTTTTTTGCTTCTTCAAAACTAATTTCTCTATTTGTTTGTTCCATATTGTTTCCTTAAATAGTTAATTGATACGGGCATCTCGTCAAAGCTGCCATCGTTTACTTCGTTAAGCATCCAGATACCAGACCAGCTACCGTTCGTCTGAGGAGTTAGATAGTCCTCGTCATGTTGGTAGAAGATACCAGCAAAGATACCAGTGATACCCTTACCATCTGCCTTCTTACTGAAGGAGATAGCTCGGTCTTGTACGTGTCCCATTATACAACTCATGTGTTTCTTTTGCAAGAGTAAACCAGGATTACTAACAGGTCTACCCATCACACCAGATGTAAAGTAATGGCTGTATGCTATGCCATTAACAATAGGCACAGAAAGAAAGTCGTGTACCTCCCAGTTATATTTCTTTAGATTGAAATCACTATAACCAATCAACCCTTCTAGCTTTCTATCTGACTCGATAGCTCTCTCGATACGTTGCTCGTGATTACCAATAAGAAATATCTTCTTAGGTTTCCATACCTTCTTCTTGTTGACACGCTGCCTCTTCTGCTCCTCGATGATAGGCTTCATGAATACATCCATAGCTTTGTTACCAGCTTCGATGTCGTCATTGTATGTCCTACCCTCGAATGCTTTCTTACCTACGTCATAGACACTGAGACTAGGCATGTCCCAGTGATCTCCTAGATGAACTATAACATCAGGCTTAGTCTTGACAGCGTACGCACCAGCCCATTCTAAATGCTCGAATGAGTTGTTGGGTTTGCA